ATATCAACGGCCCGTTTGGTCGCGACCTCCTCTGCGTCGAAAAAGCGCTGATACAGACGAGCCTCTACATCGTCTACCGCTTCCTCCCAACCATGCTCCTCGCATGCGTAGGTGCCGGTCTCGAATTCGTAATCACTCCGGTTATAATTGGCTCGGGGTGCCCGCTTGGTCACGGGTGTTTTGATTAATGCCTCCACGGGTATTTTCGGGTAATCCGAGGATTGTTCAGTTACCTCGAGTATCGGGAGTATCTCAAGCCCGATAAAACCCCGGTGGGATGCCTCTGTCATATATTCGTATGCTATCTTCGCCAATTCAGGGCGTTGAATTGTCGTTGAGCTTGTTGGTCTCGGCATGATAAGCCTCCATCTTAAATTTTTATCTGGTTATCGTCTCGATCAATTCATCATTTCTTTGATCGGTATAGGGATTACGCTGTCAATAGTTTCCGTGTGTATTCAATCCACTGAGCGAGAATAATCACATCATCCGTTTCTATTGTTCCGTCCTTGGGCTGCAGGGTGAGTTCCAGCGCCGCCGGATATGCCGTCAGGTTTGCCAGGGCAAGGGTCAGGGTAAGATGTGCCACGGTCTTTGCCGTTGCGGTGCCGACCATCGCATCGGTGTCGCCGCCAAAATCCTCATCCGCGTCATACGCCGCGCCCACATCATTATTAAACGCCTCGATGGTGAACTTTGTATCATCGGCATCGGTCGCGCCGGTCTTGGCCGCCAGGATATGGAGCACGGCAACGGCGGCAACATCCATATCGGGCGGGATTATGACCTTGGTGCCGACTGGTGTCGGGGTGGCGTGATTGTTCCACCGGATGCCGAGACCCCCCGCCGTGACGCAAAATCCCGGTAACGGATCAGAGGCGTTCGAGAACGCCGCCAGTGCAACGCCAGCATTGGTAATGGTGGGCATGGGGATATTGATAATGCCCTTGGCGCTGATTATATGTTGATAGATTTCCTGCAATGCCGCCTCAACCGTGGCCGCTGTGGTAAAATTCCCGGCATCCGTATGGCTAACAGTGCCAGCGGTGGTAGATTTGACGTTCCAGAACGCGACCTCGATGATATCGTCATCAGTAACGGTGGCGGGTTCTATACATATGCCCTGGGCCGTTCCGCTGACGGCATCGGATACCTGGCCGGAAGCCGCGCCGTAAAGGACGGTGCCTAATACTATGGAGGAATCAACGACACACGAAACCTCGAAGGTCCCGGAGCTCGAATTCATCCGAATGGCGATTGGATCTCCGTCTGCTGCTGCATATTCCGTGACACCGATAAAGTCCTCACCGGCGTCCGCATAAATAACCTCTGCCGGGTTCGCTGCCGGCACGGCGGAATCAATTTTAACTCTGCAGTGGGCTGCAAGGGCCTCGCCTGCGGTAAATGTTTTTTTATCAGTTGTATACATTTGTTGCCTCCTATTCTTAATTTGTTTCGTTTTTTATCGAGGGTGATTTACTGACCCACGATGGTCTATGACCGTGCATTCACCCGGAGCAAATACGCATCGTGCTCGGTGGGATGCTCGCGCGCAATCGCGGCCATGGCCGTGCCTTCCGAGCATTTATGAGCAACCTTGTAGTCCTCGCACAGTTTTTCATAAGTCTTTGGAGCGGCGCCATCTCCGCCGTCTCCTTCCCCAGCGTCGCCATCCGCGTTCCCCTGGCTATCCGGGGACTGGCTCTGAAACTTGGTGAGCATTTCTTTTTTCGCCTTTTCCGTGGCAAATGCCAGCATATCCGTGACGGTGGCACCGGGGGTGATGATCTTGCCGAATCGGTCGGCCTCTTCCTGACCATATCCCTGGACGTGCAACCCTATGATGCGATCGCGTTCCGTTGACACGGCCTCATCTATTTTGGCCTTGACCTCATCGGAAAAGTTGTCGACGGTGATTTCCTTGACTGCATCCTTCCTGAATTGCTCCATAATCTCAGGGTGATCCGTCATTAATATTTTTATATCCATTGTTTTTTCTCCTTTCTTTATGGTTTCCGCTTGTAATTTAGCGCCCTTATGCGCCATTGCCACGGCGCTTGTGTTGCTGTCCGCGCCAAGTGCACAAAATGAGACCTCTGCTAATTGCGTTTTCCTGAAAATCGTCACGGGGCCTTTTAATGCATGGCCGTTGACCGTGACATCCTCATCCTTTTTGACCTCCTCGATGGAGCTGGTCGGTACATAGACGCTTGCCTGCCAGGGGAAATTTTCCCGTGCGAGGGCAAGGGCTTCTTTGCCGGCGGCGGTGGATTGGGAAAATACGCCCTCCACGTCGACCGTGCCATTGGATTTGTCAATCTTATCCGTCCAGCCGATGATTTGACCGGGATCGTGGTCCCGCAGGCTGGGAATTGGTTTGTTCGGTAATGTCATTCCCTCAAGGTCAATAATAAGATCGCCCCAGTACCAATGGTCTGCGAGCATGTCGCCGGAATAGGCCTGCATATGAAAACGGGGAGGCTTGTTGTCCGTCGCCGGGTCCGTGTCTTGAAATGACACAGGGGCAAGCTGGAATGTAACTGCCTCCGCTGGAATATCTTTCATGTGAGTTTCCTGTTTGTGCTCGGGTAGTTTCTGTCTAATTTTTAGTTGCTCCAACTGCTCTTTCAGGGTCAAATTGGACATTGTATTTTTTCTCCAGTTCGTTTATTTTTTTTATCTCCATGGCCCTGGTCTCCAGGGTCTCGTCCAGGTCCTGGCCTTTTGATGCAAGAACGGCGGACAGAGTGGTCATATTGTTTTTGAGTGCTGTTTCATTGCCCTTTGCCTCCTTAACCGGATCAACCCACTGCCATCCGTTTGGTATCCATAAGGCCTTTGTGTATTCCCGGCGGTTCTCCAAAAATCCCGGTGCGTCAAACTCTCCGCGAAGCCAGGCTTCCTCCAGGACCATTTCCCAGGCGGGCTGGCACAGATGATTGGAAAGCCATTGTTGGCGAAACTGAAAAAACTTGCGGGCCTCTAACAGTGCTGCGCGTGCGCTGGAATAATTTGTCTTTGAGAAATCCTTTGCGAGTAGTTCATATGGCAAATCCAGGGAGACACCTATTGCCCGGATGATCCGCTCCATGAATGGATCGAATGTAGTGCCGGGACGATTCGGGGAAAATTCCTTGATGTCCTCACCGGGAGCCATATAGCGGATAATCCCCGGCTCCATATATTCCACGGGCTTGCCCTCGGAGTCCGTTTTGCCATCCGAGGCATTAACACGCATGGGGTAGGGGTTTGTTGAAGTAATATATAAGCTGTAGCAAGCCGCCGCACGGGATGCGATAAGCTCGGTTTCAAGGCGCTCACCCATATTCTTAAACATCGTCATCGCAGGGGCGAACCAGGGAACGCCACGACTCTGACCGGGACGCTGCTGATGATAAAGGTGAAAGACATTCCTGCGGCCCATGTCGTTCCATGCCGGAATGCGGGAGTAGTCGTTTGTTTTGTATTGACCGGAGAGGGCATAATCTCCGGGATGGTGTTTCTTTATGTGATATGCAATGGGCTGGCCGCGACTGCCGATCTCTATGCCGCCTCGGGTTTTACTCCGGGCCGTTGCCTCCATGGCCGGCGGTGTGTTGATCCGATCCGCCTCTATTAGTTCGAGGGCGAGCGAGTATGGGCGGCGGTCCTCGATCATAAGGGGTAAAATAAATAATTCGCCGTTCTCAAGGATCTGACGCTGGGCCATGGCCTGAATCTCATCGAAATCAAGCCGGTTTGTGCTGTCCGCGTGTATTTTCCATTTTGACCAGGCTCGTTCCGCTTGACGTTGTAACTCCAGGGCATGATCAGGATCTATACCTAATCGCTCCGCGTTTATTTGACTTTGTGGTTTAATGCCGCTGCCAACTGTATTAGTGACGACTGTGTTTGTAGCGCCGGATGCGATGGAGTTATTTCGATTCATATCCCGGGATCGTTGGCGGAGACTGGGGAGATCGCTTAATATATCCTGGTCGGCTGATCCGCCGCCTGGAAGCCAGCGATCATAGGGCCTGTTTTTTTTAGCGCCGTTGTAGCCTGAGAAAGCATATTCCGAGGCAAAGCGGGCGGCATCTCGTTTGTATCCCCAGGAGGGGGACACAAAGTTTATGGCCCTCTCAAACCAATTATCCTGGTTTTTGCTTCGTGGTTTAGAACGAGGCATAATTTTTTAACCCTCCCTGCTCTGCCGCGAGCACTGCCGAATATTCCCGGCGTGTGTCATATAGCTGTTTGAGGGTCATATGTTCAAGGCTCCGATTGCCGATGGTGTATGAATGCACCGCGCCGCCTGTGAGCTTGGCATTGATCGCATCGTCGATATTGTCTATGATTGTTTGTGCCGCCGTTGTCGTGATTTCCTCCTATGTAATATTTCTTTACCCGCCAATCTTTGTGGCGGGCCCTCCGCCCATCAAAAAGGTGGGAGTGACCCGCCGCGCCAGGGTAAAAAACGCGACGGATCACAAGGAGGAGAGAATGAAAAAAGAAAACCTTCGTTGAGAGAAAATCGTAGCACGGGTTTTGTGGGAAAATGGGGGTTTTGCGGAAGATGTATATTAAATGTATAGAAGATGTATGTTAAATGTATAGAAGATGTATGTTAAAAGAACTTGACAGGGAAAATTAGCTGCTCGTGGATTTTGTGCAAATTTGCGGGATATAGGGAAAAAACAAGGCCATTATTTGGCCTGTGTTGGGTTTAAAAGGGAGGGTGAGGGTTATGGTATGGGGGTGGGTATTTGGGGCGATTGTCCCCCATTATTTGTTTCTCGCGCAAAGGCGCAAAGATAAACATAATTTATCAGAGCTTAGGGCGCCCTTCTCTTGTTTGGCTGACTCGCAGATGCTCTGCGCAAGTATAATGCACGGGGCCGTCTGGCTCGTAATCTACCCAACCGGCCTTGAAATTATCCCTCTTTAGTACGTCTCTACAGGCGTTTATCGCAGGTTTGCCACAAACCTCGCATGTTTTATTCCACATAATATTTATCCTTCCTCTCGGCATAACGTCTGAGCTCACCGGCTGATTAGCTATTGGTGTCCGGTTTAAGAATATAACCGTTATCTTTTTCAGATTTACAATAATCTTCAATCAAAATAAAGCCTTCTTTGCGGCCATCCGGATAAGTGACTACAGCCTTATCTCCATCATTTAATAAATCTGCATCTATGCCGGATATATGTTCTCGGGCCTCTTCTATCGTTGCCGCTTTAAACTCATACGTTTTCATGATTTTTCTTTTTCAGCATTTTTGTTATCTTAAATTTTGATGCTTTTAAATAACATCGTCTATGGGCTTTCCCTGTCATAGTCTTGATATATCCATCTTTGATAGCTGTTTCGCATACTTCACAAATGATTTCTTTCATGGGGTTCTCCCTTTATTTAATTTCGCCGAGTCGCAAGATAAAAACCTCTTTTCCGGCAGACGCGCCCCATTCAACAATGCCGAGACCTCGATATACCCCGGTTAATTCGATTGTAAAACACGGTGCAGACTTCCCATACCCATTGCGAAAGTGAATTGCATCAAACTTTTTACCGAGAAGGCGCTTACGCCAATAAGGCTTGATCTCCCGGTATTCTTCTCTCTTGATACCGGCCAGGATCATATCAAACCATTTCTTTTTGAGTGTAAGATGTAAAATATTCATAAGCATACCGTCCTAATCAGCCGCAGTTTGTTTGCGGTCGGCTGGGTTTGCTGGTTATGCCTTGCTACTGGTTTTCTCAATTGGATTATTTCCCCGTATTCTTGAGGGCACTTGCCCACAGGATGATAAACTTGCTTATATTTATGTGAACACCAATAACAATATTCATTGACTTTTTTCATCTAATCCTCGTAAGCGGAGTCCTCTTCCTCCAGAAACTCATCAAATGATCCCACGGCCCATGCGTAAAAGAATTCCTCGACTCTATCTTTGTGGGCAAACCAACGGCGGTTTTTTGTGCGAGCGGGCAGACCCTCGTCGTATAATGTCTTAAACGTGCGACGATCTTGCACGCCGATAAAGTCGAGGATCTCTTGTATGCCCACAAGTATTTTATCACTTTGTTTCATAGTAATATATTAGCCCGATTTCTGAAAGGTTTAAATTCCTTTAATAATTCAATGTCGTGATCCCCGATATTATTTTGTAACTTGCTGATCTTCTCTAACTGTTTTTTTCGCTTTTTTCTGTATTGTTTTCTTTTTTCGTTGGTCGTCATTTTCTTATGCCCCCTGCATCCAGTTTTTGTGCGGATCTACCCATTTTGGACGGTTCTCTCTGATATCCTGCTGCTGTGTATGTGCGGCATTCTGTTTGCTTTGTTGAATCTGTGTGCCTATTACCTGGATGCCGCCTAACCATTCGGGGTCCGCACAGGCGGCGGCGTAGACCTCGCAGTCAAGATAATCGTTTCGTTTGCGGACTTTTTGCCATGTCATGTTTCCCTTGCGGTCCCGTACTTTTTCCTCTGCCGTGATGTGGCGGGCGTATTTCTCGTCTGTCTCGGAGTGGAGAAAAAAGGCCTGGGGTTTGTCCAGGGGTTGCTGCAGGCGATAGTGGACTGACTCCTTGAATTTATCCGTATCCAGAATATATATTATGAGGCCACCGGGGATGGGAACACCGCGTTTGCCGGGCATCCGGTCGATAATTGATTGCTTGATTTTATTTACCATATTCCATGATGCGCCCTTGACACCGAACGCCACGCCCTGGCTGTGCTCGCGGAGCCAGGAATAAACCTCTTCCGTACTGGTGAGCCCGGTTTCCTCATCTATGGTGCCGCCGGTGTCTATTGCCGCGCGCCAGATTTGCATGTAATTATCCGTGCCTTGTATTGAGTATCGATCCTCAAAAATAACCTGGTAAAGGTGATCCCATGAGAGGAGATAATCGTACCGGATAAGCCAGGATGTATAGTCAGCGGCCCAGGCACGTATCACGAAATAAATTCCTTTTTTCTGCGGGTCTATGCCTGCGGTGAGGGCCACTGCATCAGGGGAAACGATGAGCGGGGGAAGGTCTGTTTTATGTGCAAGGATCTCGGAGCCTTTTTTTGAGACGACGATATCCCGCCATGTCTGGGCAAGCCAGGAGTTTTTAAAGTTGCGGAGCTTTTCCGGGTCGTTTTTTGACATAAAGAATGTTGACAATATATCGCCCCACGTAAGCCAGGGCGAGTAGAGCGATGAGAGGAGATACGCCTTGCTGCGGATAACGGGCGGGGGCGTAGTAAGCGGATGCCATATTCCGGCGGTGAGCATGGCGGTTTTGTGTATGCTGAGAATCGGTTCACGGCATTCCGGGCATTGATAATACGCGGACTCGCGGACCTCCTGGAGATAGGTGGGGGAGTCGCTGTCCAGATCGTCCGGTTTTTGTATATTCTCCAGTTTGAGCTCGTGAAGATGGCCACAGTGCGGACATGGCACATAATACACATACTGGACATCGCACATATTGCGCTCGATGGTGACCTGGCCGGTCTCGACCGTGGGCGTGGATACAATAATCGTCTTGCGGTTCCAGTAGTTTTTCTGGCGTTCGCGGGCCAGGGATATGGGGTCCGCCTCATCCGCGCGGGAGATCTTGGGGTATTTATTCACTTCGTCAAAGAATACATACCGGCAGGGACGGGTTGCCAGGGATGCCGGGGAATTTGCACCGGCCAGGGACAACACCATGCCGGGAAAGGTCATTTCCATAGTCGTAAAAAGATCAGCGTTGGCGGGTTTGAGATCGCGGAGATCATCCGAGGCATTGATCATGGGCTGGATACGGTTGCGGCTGGTATACTTGGCAAGGTCCACGGTAGGCATGACAAAGAGGACGGATGCCGGGTCCTGGTCGATCACATAGCCGAGGCAATTATACATAGCCTCTGTCTTTCCGACCTGGCTTGCAAACTCAAGCACAAGCGTTTCGATATCAGGATCTGAAAAGGCATCCATCGGCTCTTTGAGGTAGGGTGTACGAATGGTGCGCCAGGGGCCGGGCTCTGAACTGGTTTTCGGGAGGAGAACGCGTTTTTTATCCGCCCATTCCGACACGGTGAGGCGTTCCGGTGGCTTCCATGCCGCCCGATCCATCTCGGTCCAGCACGTTGTAGTGTCGATCATGGGTTGTGGTTTCATCGTACATCGCCTCCATAGGGCCGGGCGAACCGATTAAGCAGATCCTCTATTTCCTGGTGTAGTATTTTTTCCATTGTTCGCTTGTCGTGTCCCTCCAGGAGGGGCGGTAATTTCCTTTCAAGACCAGTAAGGGCGGTCTTTGTCTCTGTGATCCGGGCGACGCGCTGGAGCTCGACATCTTCTTTTGATATGAGGGCACCTAATTTTTCCTCAAGATTTATCTCCGCTGTGCGGGTTTTAGCCATTACAAGGCGAATATCCCAAGTAGATTTATCACTTTTTACAATGTCTCCGTCCATGCCCTGAAAAGAGAGTTCCTTTTCCCCTTCATG